ATCTCCATCAATGTAATCTCGTCTATAATTGGTTTCCCAGTCGTGGTGGTCTTGCTCAATTTGACTTTGAAATGAGTCGTCAGAATCCATGCTATGTGGTCTCGTGATGTTGGGTTAAACTCCTTTATTCGTTGTATTTCACATCCTTCTCTGTATCCTTGTGTTGCGTTATCTCGTTTAGGAGTGAACAACGATCCTGCAACGTAAGGGAATTGTCCTCGAAGTATTGCTTGAGTTTCTTCCATCTCGCTTCTGAGAGATGACTCAAGTTCGAGAGCTTTTTGTTCATTAAATTGCCATCCATGTATTTCTTGTTCAGTTAATATCTGGGAGACTTGATGCTCTAATTTACACGAGTCATCAAGGGGCGGAAGTGTTCGCATAATTTAGTTGTTACTTGTACGTCTTGTACGCAATAATCTTGCATCTCTTGTGACCATTGTTTCCAGTCACTTGTTTTACCAAATTCACCTTTATATTCTCCTAACCTATATCCATAAGCTTCTAAGGAATGTCTGCCATACAGTTGTAAAGGCATTCTTTCTATGTTTCTTCTCTTATCTATCTCCATTAAGTTTGGATGATATAACCTAGATAAGACAAGAGTATCGACAACATTATTACAAGGCTCAAACCAAGAATAAGTTTTCCGAAGAACAGGTATATCGTAGCCAATAATATTATGACCAACGATGACATCAGCATGGGTGAGCCAATGCAAAGCTTCCGTGATCGGGTAGCAGTCATTACCTTGATTATTAAATACGAACGTCTCTTCTTTTTGGGAGTCGTATATGGCAATGCAATGTATCTCAGAAACGTCATGTAGTAATCCGTTAGTTTCGCAATCAAATACCAGCATTTGTTTTTCCGACATATGTTTTATCTTTAAACTTTGCTTTCTTTTTTGCTTCTTTTGTAGGTGGGTTTGGTTTTTTTAATTCATCCAACTCAGAAGTCTGTGTTGGGATTGAAAATTGGGTCCGTAGTTTCATTGAATTTACAGGTGGTTTTGTCATATTTCAGTTGAGCAGCCACACCTGTTTCGCCTGAATACCTATTCTTTAAAACTCGTAATGTCGAGACATCATCTGGGTTTTGTTGGTCGCGTTCCAAGGCGAGTACGGTGTCGGATAACTGACTAATAGATGCAGATCCGCGAAGCATTCCAATTGATACTTTTTGTCCGTCTTCTATTGCTTTATCTCCTTGCGCTCTTCTTAAGTGAGAAACTAAAAATAATTTAATTCCTGTTCTTGCAACTAGACTTCTTAAATCAGTCATAGTTTTATCTATCATTCTTCTCTCATCTCCATCTAATCCACTAAGTAATATGGATAAGTGGTCAAGAAAAATTACTTTAGTATCTAAGCCCAGAGCCATGTATTCAATGCGACTGTAGATAGTATCCGCAGATAAACTACCAAAATGGTCGTATAAATAAAGGTTCCAACCCAAGATAGTGGAATCGTAGGCATCTTTTAAAGTGGTATATTCGTGTTCTCCAAGGTGCAGGGCTTTTCCCACAGCTACAGACATAAGTCCTAAAGCTGTTCGCCTGTTGGATTCCTCCAATGCGATGTAGCCAACCTTTTCTCCTGTGTTTAACAACTCCGTCGCTAATTGACGACAAAAGGTTGATTTCCCCTGACCTGTTCCTGCGGTTATAGTTGTCAGCTCTCCATAGCGGATGCCATGGGTCATAGATTGCAGTCCCGGGAAAGGGTATTCGTGATTACATGGTGGGTTGGGAGTAGTTACTTGTTCTAATAACGTCTTACCATCAACAATTCCATCAGGCTGATAAGGCTTTGCATCATATATTGCACGACGAATAGCATTAGCATCATTAGCTTGTAAGGCATCTGAAGCATCTTTATATTTATCCAGTCGGGCAATCTTAACTTTACCGAGCGGAAGGATAGATGCTGCCTGTTCTGTTGCATTACGTCCTGCTTCGTCATTGTCGAAGAATAAGACGATCTCCTCATATCCTTGTAATAAAGGTATTTGTTTTTGAAGATCCTTTTTGGCTCCTTGTGCCCCATGTGGTAGCGAAACCATCGGCCAGTTCTCCATTGCTTCATAACAGCTCGCAGCATCTAATTCACCTTCAGTAATAACAATACGTTTACCAGAAGTAGGGAATAAATGCTGACCAAATAAGGTGTTAGTGGAAACTCCTTCATACTTAAAGTTTTTTAATTTGTCTTTGGTTTTGAATCCTTTAAGGCATCCAGAGCCATCGAAATAAGGGAAGCGTAAGTGTGTCGCATCTCGGTAGATTTTATATTTTTCGCAGGTTTTTTCACTGATGTTTCGTTTTTGCAGCCTTTGGGCTGATCCTTTAAAAGTGACATTTGTTTGCATGTGATGAGTGTGTTGTTGCCCATTTCCAGAAGTCCTAGCTTGACAGCTAAAACAATAAGTGTGCCCATCTGTATACACAGCACGTGCATCAGATGAGCCGCAGTCTGGACATGGTTCGTGTCTTATAAATTCGCTGTCGGTCATGTCAACCAATCAATTGGTATAGCGTGAAAAGCACACCATTTAATTCCATATCTTTTGCACCATTGTGCATAAGTTGTTTTAGATTTTTTACTAATTTTTTTATAAGGATCTTGAAATACCATCCTTAAATCAATCTCATTCTCTGCTATTACTTGTCTAACCTTACGGCGATCTTCAGGTCGCCAAAAACCTTTTGTTTCAAGGCATATGCCATTAGGTAAAACAAAGTCAGGTGTGTATTTATGAGTGATAGTATAAGAAAAACTTGTACCTTCATATTCATAATCAACACCCAACTCACATAAAAGATCAGAGACTTTTTCCTCTAATCCTGATTTGAACATTAGAAGTCATCATCTATAGCAACTTCTTCTGAAGGTGTGACGTTTGGATCATCAGCCTTAAAGCCTTGTGTCTTACCAAATAAATCTGCTACTCCATCTTCATCTAAATCACCAGTATCTACACCAGCTCCGGATTGTATAGAGACAATCTGTACACCAGACAATTTTAATGATGTTCCATAAGTAACACCATCTCTAAGTATGTATGGTTTCTGATGGAAGCCAAGCTTAACTTTAGAACCTTCATAAACTGGTGTATCTTCATTTGTAATTGGTGTGCCTTCTGTATCAACAACAGGTGGTTTCTTATCGTCAGCCCATGAGAACTTGATAACATATTTCCCATCAGCTACTTCTTCCCAAGGTTCAGGTCTAAGTGTTGACCTCTTTGGATTCTTTAGTTTTGACTCTGCCCATTTAAGACAGTCAGCTCTCTCAGTTTCAAGAGCATCTACTACCTCTTGACCAACAACAGCCTTGAGTGAGTATCCAAATTTACTTGGCTTTAATATCGCCTGATAACCTTCAAGGGTTACAGGATCTTTCGTTACGTGTATGTTTTTCATCAACAGAAAAAATAAGTGGATTCAATTACCTCGGACGGTTGAAGGTCTCCGATAATCGGTGGTTCAGTCTCTGCTCCAATAGCTTGGGCAAAGTCTTTTAAAAAGTCATGCTCTGCGAAGAGGTGCATGTAAGTATCGCGTACTAATGTTGAAAGATAAGTCATATCTGTCGCTCGACATAAGACACTATCGTGTATCAAACTTATTGGTGCATCAAATCTTGTCGCAGACAAATGTAGCAAGCTTGCATCTAATGAATGTATTAGGTTTGGTGCAGTTGCGTTCTTATGATGAGCAAGATCAACTCCTAATTCTTTATTTGGAATACTTACTTTTAAGTTTGTTGTACCAAATAATTGAAGTTGGATTCTTTTCCAATCTTGTTTCATTAACTTCTGAGTTACTCTGAAACCAGACGGAGTAACCCACATCAATTCTTTTGCTCCATTCCTAATTGCTTTACTTACTTCTTGCTCTATCCATCGCATTACTTTCATCGGTCCCGGGACAACAACTTCCATTGCGTTCCTAACCGCTTGAACTATTTGTGTTAGTTCTTCTTTCTCTACCTCTATATCTATATCTTTAAATGCATCTCTTATATACTGCCTATTGCTAAAAGGTTTAGCGTTATAGGGTATTGTCATAACACATCGTTTAGTCTTCTTTCTATCCCAGTAAGGACGTAACCTTTCAGGTATATGAGGACGACTATGATCAGCTATAACTTGATATGCATCTTGAGGTTTATTGCTTGGTATTACATTAACCAAACGTGCTGTGGACTTATCCCTAGCTAGACCAGCCAGTATCTGTAGACCTGAGCATGTAGCATCAGTTGCCACGGGTAACCCTGTAGTTTTCTTACCAGCTATGACAACAGAATAGTATTCGTGACATGCAACAAGAAATTGCCAAGGTTCATCAGCATTTTCCCAATCTCCAATATTATTAATAGGGTCTCTTGCAACTCTAATAATTATTTGTTTATTCTCTTCAATAGACACCCAAGCTAACCGTTCATCCATGGTTGCTTTATCTAGACCATAAGTAGTAGCTACTTGAAAAGCTAACCACTTCACCCCATCTTCAGTTATCTCTGACTCCTCACTAAACCTAAGTAAACTTTTACCAAAGTCTGTATCTTGAGGAGTTAAGAAACTAGGTATAGGGTATGCTCGTCCGCGATAATCAAACGACCAAGGTATGTAGAAATCTGTATCTTCAAACTCTCTGACACAATTCATTGTCATTCTAGTTCTACAAGATATTCTCCATTCGTTAGCATTTTTGTTGTGTGCTATTGCAGCATCTTTCTTCCATTGCTTTTTACTATCTTTATTAGTATCAAAGTCAGCTGGTTTTGGAGGTATTGGATGATTAATAACAGGACGAAACTTTCCTACTTCAATTTCTCTCTCTTCCAACTCTTTAGCTACTCCAACTATGAAGTCACTGAGTCGGTATTTAACCTTTTGTATTTGGTTTAAAAAGTCGTAAGTTGTTTTCCCCTGTATACGTAACTGTACCCCTCTTCTTACCATTTCATGGCAGTTAGTTAGTTGATTTAAGTAATAACCTCCGTCATGTAAATTAGTCCAATCACGTGGTTCAATTAGCATCGGTTTAGTTAGTGGACTAAACAACTCTGTAATCCTGACTATTTCTTCCTTATGCTTATTAAATTCATCTGTTGTTATTACATATGCATCTGATTTATTACCAATCTTTTTCTCTACACTTTCAAACCAACCTGATGATCGTGCTAAACAATTAAGTAAAAAACCACCTAACTTTACTTTCCATTCTCTAGACCACGCTTTCCATGGAACAATATTATGTTTGTTCATAATAGTTTGCATGGACTTTCGCTTGTATTCTGTTCCTTTAGCTTGATGCCAATAAGTTTCTTTTAATGCTGCAAACAATGGTGGTGCAATTTTCTCGTAGTATTGCATCTGACATTCAGCTTCAATTGCACTACCAATAGATTCAGTAACTCTGACAACTAATTGGTTTTTTCTGCGTGGAGAAAATACTTTATCAAATGTCAGCTTGGCTGCAATAACAGCTTGAGATTCTGTGTCTAGTGCAAACAAATAAGGTAATAAGCCAATTAGATGACCAGCTCCCTTGACAGCTGTTAATTTCCTTTCTTCCTTTCTTTTATCTAAATATTCAACAAATGTGGGCAGCAAGGTAGCAATAGAAGCAGAACCATAAACAGTAGCGGATGCGTATTCTTTTTTTTCTAAGTGAAGGGTATCCTTCTTTAATTTTTCTAATCCGCCCTTGATTTGGTTACGTTCTAATGTCTCCTGCTGCTCAATTTCAGCACGTAAAGGCATGTATTTTGTTCTATGGATATTTTGTACGGATTTATGCGAAGGTGTATAGATTAGGCACCGTTGCAAATAAAAGGATCTCAGCATTTCTGCCAAGATCCGATACCATTCTGAATTTTAAGTTATGCGGTTTTTAAGTCCGGCGCGTCTACCAATTCCGCCACACTCCCAAGGCTTTTCAGCGAATTTAGTATAACAGACACGCTTAACATATCTCATAAAATCCAGTAAATGGAAACATTGTAGTATCTACGGATTCGATGGAACTATTAAAATTCCAGTTTATTCATAGAGTTTCGTTTGCCATCATCAGTTGGCTTGGCATATACCATTGTTGTCTGAAGATGACGGTGACCTAATATGCTCATTAGATCAATGGGTGGGCATCCACCAGCAAGTTGCCAAGTAGCAAAACTATGTCTTAAGCAATGGAATACGTATGTTCCATCATCTGGGAAGTCCATGTGTTTATGTATTAATTGACCAAATTGCCAACGCACAGCATCGGCATTTTTCCAGTCATTACCAAATACTTTTACACCGGGGTAACCCTTTGGTGGAGCATCTTCGCATCGCTTGATGAGTGTGGAACGTAGCTTGGGATGTATTGGTACACATCTAGCTTCTTCATTCTTGGTCATTTCAACATTGATAACGCCAAGATTAAAGTCCACTGCCCATGCTGGTAACTTAAGTAACTCACTTAATCG